GGATGCCAGAGACGCTGGTGAGCAGGCTGATGACGCCGGCCAACGCGGCGGCCCCGGCTACCATGATCCAGTCGACGCTGCCGATGGTGACGGCGCTCACAGGGATGATTGCGATGGCGGCTTGGGCTGCGGTCTTGATAGCGCGCACCGCTGCGGCTTTTGCCCATTGCACGAGAGTCTGGCTGGTAGTGGTTTCTTGGGCGAGTGCGGCTAGGCTCTCGCTGTTGTATTCGGATTGGGATTCGGGTTCGTTCATGGGGTTGCCTTTCAGAGTGTGATGGTTTGTCCGGGATGGATCAGGTTCGGGTTGCTGATGTGGTTTTTGGCGGCGAGGGCCTGCCATGTGGTGTGGTGGGCTGCGGCGATGCCGGAGAGAGTGTCGCCGGTTTTGACGGTGTAGGTCTCCGCTGGCGCTGGCGCGGTTTTGGCGGGTGCGCCGAGTTTGCTGTTGATGATCGCCTGCACTGCTTTCGCGTAGGTGCCCAGCAGCCGCTCGCGCTCGGTGCCGTTGCCCAGTCGCCCGGCGATGGCTTCGTTTGCGAGCGTTTCATGGGATTGTTTGGCGCTGGTGACGCGGGCCCGTTCGTTGACGATGGCCATGACCGCCGTGTATTTCGCGCCGAGCTTGGCTTTGCGGGCATCGCCGTTGCCGTAGTCGCCGTGCAGCACGGCGCTGGCTAGCTGCTCCAAGGATCCGGAAGCCGCAGAGGGGTTGAATGCGGGCATGGGCGCGGCAGCAGCTGAATCCCATTTGACCTGCCCGTAGTCGGCTAGGGACGTGCGGTTGCGGTCGACCTGGCCGCCGCCGATGGTCACGCCATTGCGATACTGGTAGATCCTGATGCCGGGGGCGATCTTGCCGCCGCTCCATGCGTAGGTCTGCCACGCCGCGTAGCCGCGTGACATCGCGCGGGCGCATGGCCCGTAGCCCGCATACACGCCCGTGCACTGCTTGCCGAGCACGCTGGCGATGCCATCCAGATAAGCGTCGAGCAACCCATATTCGCCCGGCTGCAGATCGTAGTCCACGGCGAAATACACCACGCTCCTGGGAAGGCCGAGCGTCCTGAGCGCACTGAGTGCCGCTTGTCCGTCCGCGACGCCCGCGCTCCGCCCGCCCTTGACGGTCCGTCCGGTGGTCTCGTACACGAGTGTGAGCGATAGGCCCGCCGCCCGGATCCGTTGGATCTCGCCCGTGGTCAGTCCTTTGCCGCTGCCGGTCAGGTAGCGGATCACTCCAGTGACGCCGGCCGCCTTGACCTGCGCGAGATTAGGTCGTGCGAACGAGTAGTCGATGAGTTCAGTGGCCATGATTAGTACTCCTTGTTGGTTGGTTGGTTGGTTGGTTCGGGCATGAAAAAGCCGCCCTGGAGTGGAGCGGCTTAAGGGTGAGGCTGGTTTTGCGGTCTATGATCTGTGGTGGGCGCTCAGGTAGTCTTCGGCCTCCTGCATGATCCAGCAGGTCGCGTGCAGGGCCTCCAGTTTTGACAGCTCGTAGCGGATCTGCGCGGACTGGTCGCCGTCGCGGCCCATGAGCGCGATCAGGGTGTTCTTGATCGTGTCCTTGCGGTCCTCGCGATTGAGCTGCTTCAGCTCCTCCAGATCCTTGCCGAGCTGGTTGGTCTGCATCCAGTGCCGGTTCATGGCGCTGTCGTAAGGGAGCCTGCCGGGGTCGACGTGCGCGTACAGCCACGTGCCCAATCCAGTGACCATGCCCGGCCACAGCTTCGATACGAGCGCGGCCAGTGCGATCAATGCCGGAGCTGACAGGAGACTGCCGATTAGGGATTGGATCATGGCTGGCCGCTCCTTGTTATGGGATAATAAGCACTATGAAAAACGGAATCTGTCACGTATGCGGCAAGCTCGGACCGCTGAGCTTCGAGCACATTCCACCACGGTCAACCGGCAATGACCACGCCGTGCAGATTTACTCAGGTGAAGAGGTCGTCAAGAACAGCTTGACTGGTTCGGACGATGTCAGGCATTTGAAGTGGAAATCGTCCCAGAAGGGTATGGGGTTCTACTCGTTGTGCGAGTCCTGTAATAACTATCTGGGGCAGAACTACGTCGAAGAGTTCAATGGAATATATGGTTCCGTCGGGAATTATGTCTCCACTTCGGAATTCAAGCCCGAGGACCTATTCGTTCATTTTGAGACTGACCGATTGATGCCTTTGGCGTTCTGCAAACAGATCATCTCGAATTTTTGCTCCACCACGGCTACGGGAAGCATGTTGGACTGCAAGAACTACCTTCTTGACCGTGAGAACGTCTTGTTCCCCGAACGATACCGTCTGCACATGTTTGTGGTTCCCGATAGGGGATCCAAGAGAGTGTTCACTGGGTGGCAGATCCTGTTCCTCGACGATGGATCGCATTACTCGGTCGCGTGCCTTTGTGTCCCGCCGTTCGCCTTCAAGCTATTTGATCGTGATTCCAGCACTAAATTGCCGGACCTATGCGGAGACATGCGCGCTCTCCTTCAGTCACCTTGGGGTGTCAAACCACGTGTTAAATTCGACGTCGCGCTGCTGCAAGGCAAGGAGCTTCTAACACCACTGAGATGGGGGATGCAGGCATCGTGAGCGCAAGACTTGAGGACGTTGATTGGATGCCTGTCACGCCGAAACAACGACATAAACAACCCTATGCGGATGGGCATAGGGTTGGTGGGGCGTACTCAACTCACTACTGCCCATCAATGGTATCCACGTCTCGCCTTGTCGCGACCAACCGCATGCCCTGCCATCGACATGAGCCAGCCCGCGCCAGAGTGCCCAGCAACGTGGTCAGACACCAGCCGGCCACGGTGAAGATGGTACCTTCGGCTTGATACCTCGGCGGGGATCGGAATGGGTTCACGCTATTCCCCGTCAGCGGAGCCATGGGGCACTATGCTGGGAGAAGTCCGCTAGGGGTTGGCTGCACCGTAATGTTCATGCCGATTTTTCGGGCTGGATTCCCGGCCCATATTTCCCCCGCCGGCACATTTTTACTGACCACTGCCCCAGCGCCTACGACAGCGTTATCCCCGATTGTGAGAGTCCTGCCGGCATGTACCAGCACCGTGGCGTTTGCGCATAACGTCGCGTTGTCCCCGATGATGATGCTGGTCCCGGGAATGTCTCTTCTTGCATATATGTCCGCTCTGCCCAAGGTGACTCCGTGCATGAACGTGACATTACTGCCTATTTCAGTGCCATCCAGCATGGTGAGTCCACGCGAGCAGTGCACGAATTGCAAGCCTGGTCCGATGACGACCTTGTCCGGCACATCAATGCCGAATAGCCACAGGAACCAGAGGGCCACCTTGCCTACCACCGGACGCGTTCGTGCGTATATCAGCGACGTAAGAAACCTGTCTCGCCTGTTTACCGATGAATCCATACATACAGTATATAGCGGCTACGGCGTTTCGAGCTTCACCATCTCTGGGCCTCCCCCACATCGTCCCTGCGGATATGCGCGGACAGTACTGTCCCCGTCGCGGACTGGCTTGTCAATATGGACAGCGCCAGCGGGTCCGCCGGCAGCGCCACCGGATAATCGATGTTTTGGGTGAAGGTTTCTCCGTTGCATGACATCCTTATCATCACGCGGGCTTCGTGGAAAGTCGCCGTCAATGTGAAATTGACGTTCAAGGAATTCGGCGTGCTTGATATCGCTTGGATCGGCGTGATTTTCTGAGTGGTACCACCATTCACGGCCATGTGAAGCTCCAGTAGCCCGTTGTGCCGCAGGAACAGGTAAATAAACGTTCCCGGGTATACATTGTCAACGGGATCGAGCCACGATTGATCGGGGTTGCCACTGTTATATAGACACAACCCAAAAATATGCAGATTCCTGTCAGCATTTTCCAGCTCGCCGGCAAATCCTGACAGCCTGATTGTCACAGACTGCTGGTTCGCACTTTCGTCGAGGACGATGTTCTCCGCTTGGTATGGGACGACCTGATCGTAGCTTGACAGGGAGTAGTTGGTGGAATTGTACGAAAGATAGTCGCCGACGAACGAGAAACCTAGAGAGTTTCCGCCGCCGGTGCTCTTCGGCCTTCTGAATCTGGCGACGCCTCCGCCGAAGAGGTTCCCGTTGCCACAAATCCGACCTGATACGTGATCGATAAAATTACTGGTTATGCCGTCGGCTCCTTTTGCGATTGCGTTATTGTAATCCGAATATGACGTAGCGAACAGATCAATGCGAATCCCTGCAGCATGCGCCGCGTCGATGTCCGTCCCCGACGTAGCGCCAAGGTTGCCTGGTGCCACCCAAGCGATCCCGTCACTGGCTACCGACTGCCAGTCGATGCCGCTCGGGGTGTCGATGTTCCACATGGTGACGTATCCGCGTTGCGCGGCCCGCTTACATAAAGCGCGGTCAAAGCAGGTCACGATGACGCTGTTCCTGCAATTGTGTCTGTCGAGCATATCGCATATCGCGTCCATGCAATTCAGGGTATAGGTCTTGCATTCAACGTTTGGTACCCCCTGATTGGCGCAGACGTGCAGTAATTCTTCGAGCGTGGGCGCGGGTTCCGTATAGCCTCCCAGCAGCGCCGGCTTCAAAGCATAGGTTTTCCACTCGGCGAGAGTTTTTATATCGGCGACGTTCTTTGCTGGACCTGACATGGTTCTCTGTGTCGTATCGTCGTGGCAAAGCACCAAGGATCCATCATCGAGCAGATGAACATCGCACTCCGGGCAGAAACCATGTTCGACTGACCAGCGTGCACCTGCGATTGATTGCTCCGGGTAGCCGGTGCCACAACGGTGTGAGACCAGCATAGGTAGATAGGCGCTTGATCCGCGTACTATCTGCATACTATCCTGTCTGCTGGTCATAATGTTGGTCACTACGCCGACGGTTTTTGATGTCTCATCCGTAAGCAGCGAAGAAACGCCGTCATCAAGTTTGTCGTGCGACTGGCCCGCGTACATCTGCGCTTCGTCGCGCGCTTCCTCGGCGGCCTGTTTGGCCGCAAGCGCCGCAAGCGTCACATCGCCCACTGGCCCAGGAATCGCCACCGTCCTCTTATCAATAATCTGATCAGCCATAATCTCTCCTTAATTCGCCAACGTCCAATAGCCCCAGCCCAGCAGCTCGGTAGTCCCGTCCTTCGCGGCGGTCATGCGCCATGAGCCCGACCGCCGGCCAGCCCACACCGCATCCGCAAACGCCGAAGGCGGGATATACACGACCGCCTTGCCGTCCGCGCCATGCGCGTCGCAGTCACGCGAAAACCACACGTCGCCCCCGTCCGAAAGCAGTTCGAACCGGCAGTACCAGTCCGTCAAGTCCACCGGCACGTAACCCTGTGCCGGGTCGCTCAGCCGCTCCCAGAGCACGCCCAGCCGATTCGTCACATTCCTGAGCAGCCGGTAATCGCCACGGCCCTCACTCTCAGCCAACACGCCACTCATAGCGCCTCTCCTCTCATGCGATGCTCATTACCGTGACGGTCATCGTCGCCCCGCCTATAGGAGAATCACCGGCTACGGTGCTCTTGGCGCGCAGGGTAACGATCTGGTCGCTGGTGATGATGTCAGAAGCAGTGCCGCCGAACGAATCACCATTCGCGGTCACGCCAGGGAACGACGCAACCCGGACGCCGCCCACCAACGCCTCCAACAGCGGCATGCCATCCCCGCTCTTGACCGCCGACACCAAGATAAGCACCAAGGCACGCGTCTTGCCATCGCTCGTATCCCGAGCAGCAGCAAGGCTCATCAGCTCCACCCAGCCCCCGCCAAGCGACCGGCCGCCCACGCTGTGCTCCACGCTGGACACCGTCGGCGTGACCCGCTTGATCTGCGCTTGCGCGGCGGCAAGATCGCCAATGGTCTTCTGCTGGGTGTCCAGCATCTGCCTCTGGGTGTCCAACATCTTCTGCTGGGCTTCGAGCATCTCCTGCTGCTTCTGCTTGATCTGCGCGATCTCTGTGCCCGTAGGCCGATTCGCCTCATTTTTTTCGCTGGCCTGTTTACGTTCCATCCGCAGCTTCGTTTTCGCGCTATCAGCGTTGCCGGGAGCATATTTTCGTACTCCTAATGGTTCGACTGGGGCTAAGTCCTGTGGAGTAGTAGTCTCGTTCATGTCAGCCTCTCAGTCTCGCTGGATGTCAAGCCAGTCGCTTGAATCCCTGCCGTCCACGTCAGTGATTTTGAGCTTCAGCAATTGCTCTCCCATGAAATCGTCATCGACCTTGAGATCCGCCCAGTCACCGGGACGCACCGGGTATTCGTCCCCTACCTGCACTTTGAACGTCTCGTCCGGGTACGAGCCGTATGCGATGCCCGATTGAGCGCACTGGCGAAGCTGTTTCAGATCGACGATCGTCGTATGCGTTTTGTCAGCGGACTGCAGGAGATTCGGCTGGTTCTTCTGGGTGACGCGGGCGATCACGGTCTTGTCTCCGCTCTTGCCGCCTATGGCGAACACCTGGTTCGTCATGGCAGCACCCTTGCCAGCCACGCCGGCGAACACAACCCGCTGGCCGGGCACCGTGGAATCCCACGCCCCCAGCTGCGTGCCTTCCAGCCATTGATGGTCGTTGATCTCCGGCTGCGAGCGCATGTCGAAGGTGAGTGTGCCGTTGGCTTGTATGCGTGGGTCGAATCGTAGTTCGTTGCTGTCGGCGAGTTTTGTCAGGTCGTCGAGCAGGGAGGCGACGGTTGTGAGGTCGTAGCCGTTGTAGGTGATTGTTTGGGTTCCGCCTTCTAATGTGGGCAGGGTGATGGGGAGTGCGCCCCATTGTATTGCTTCGTTGACGAGGCCGCGCATGATGTCGCTGTATGATCCGGTGAGGGTCAGTGCCCATGCTCCTGCTGGGTGTTCTTCGTCGATGAGGATGTCGCCGTCGAGCCATGAGGCGTCGAGGCTGTGGTTGAGGGCGAGGCGTTTGGTCAGTGCTGACCATCCGCCGCCGCATGAGAGGGATAGTTTGCGGTTCGGCGCGTCCCAGTTGTAGTCTTCCAGAGGGCCGGCGTGTTTCACTATTTCAGTGTTGGTCTGTTCGTCTAATCGGTGCGCTGCCAGGATCACTCCCCAGAGTTTCAACTGGTTGTACAGGCCTTTTGGCACTTTCATAGTTGTTGTGGTATAGGTCACATCGACGTTGAGGCTGCCGGGGTCGTTGATCGTGTCCGACCAGTTGCAGGATGTGTATGGCAGGCGGAACATCGGGTATCCGAGGGCGTCGAATACGTCGATCACGAGAGGATCCATTGCTTACCTCCAGGCTGGTATGACGGTCATGGAGACCGTGCCGTCGGATGAGACGTTGATTGTGCTGCGGCCGGGCGGGATCTTGAATGCCTGTCCGGTCGCGATGCCCGCCGATGGCAGCATGTCGCTGAAATCAAGGTCGAGGCCGGTCGAATTGCCGGACCATTTGACTGTGCGAATGCCGAGGGCGAGCGTCAGGCGTGTCACATTCCCGTCGACATGCACTCTCGGATAGGATGCCGCCCGGCCAGTGTTCTCCACTATCAGCAGGCCGTTGGATGCCGTGAAGGCGACGGGGTCGCCGTACTTCAACGGGTCGTCGACCGTGATGATGAGCGCGAATGTGAACAGCCGTTCGCCCATGTACATGCTTGGGCTGGGGTCGTCGCCCAAGCGGCCGTGGAAATATCGCCGGCCGTGCGCGTTCTCGACGGTGACCTTGATCTCGCGGTTCATGAGATCGCAGATCCTGTCCTCGAGCTGGGCGGAGTCCAGGGTGGACAGTCCCACGGCTTCGGCGGAGATAGTGATCGTGCGCCCGCCTGAGGTCAGACGCGAGGGGGCATAGTCGCCGTCCTGCTGGGGCCTGGGTACCGCTTTCTCCCTAGGGGGGACGGCGCCCAGGCCCTTCAGCCCGTCCGGCAGGATGCGGAACACTCCGACCTCGTCCAGGGAGCCGTCATTGAACACCATCGAATCAACGTCGCTCTCGACCATGACGCGAGCCATAGCGCCTCCTAAAAGTCGATCGGAACCGCAACGGCGTTCCTGCGGTCGCGCGCCTCGATTTCAGCGACGACGAGCTGCGGATCATTCGCGTACAGGTTGTATGTCGGGGAATACGAGCGGCTGCCGCCCCCCGACTGCAATGGCGTCACTCTGGCGCCCGTCGGCAGGGACAGCACTTCCGGGCCGCGTTCGCCGACCATGACCAGGCCGGGCGAGGTGATGGTGCCGCCCTTGGCGAGCATGGGGATGCGGAAGCTCTTGCCTCCCACGCCGGGCACCCAGCCCGGGATGTCGAAGCCCTTGCCGCCGAGCGTGCTGTTCCAGAATGATTTGATCGCTCCGAATGCGGAGCGGAACGGTGCGGTGATCAGATCGGATACCACGCTGAATGCCACGCCTATCGCGCTGGGGATGGAGTGGAAGAAGCCGAGCAGGCCATGCCATTTGCCCACGATCCAGTCGCCCGCGCTGCCGAACCACTGGCGGATGTTCGCGATGCTGGAGCCGAGGAAGCCGGTGAAATCAGCCCACAGCTTGCGTCCCAGGCTCGTCTTCGTGAAGAACAGCACCAAAGCCGCGACGAGGGCGGCGACGGCAAGGACGACCAGCATGACCGGGTTCAGGCTCATTGCCATGTTCAACCCGGTCTGCGCGCCTGTGGCCGCTGTGGTCGCTGCCGTCTCGGAGCCCATCATCAGCGTGCGGATCGCGCTCAGGCCGTTCGCCACGCCGGTCGCGACGTTGAACGCCGCATATATGCCGGCGAGCGTGCCGATCACTCCGGCCAGCGCGTAGACGAGCGTACGGTGCTGCGTCATCCACCCGGTGGCTCCTGCGGCCCACGTGGACACTTGGGTGAGGATGGGCATGAGGAACTGGCCGAGCTGGATCTGCGCGCCCTGCCATGCGAGGTTCATGTCCCGTTGGGCTTTGGCGTTCTTCGTGGCCGCGTCCACCCCCTGCCCGCTCAAGGTCAGGCCCAGATCCGAGCTTTTTTGCATGAGCTGCTCCACGCCGGCTGATCCCTGGTTGAGCATGGGGATCATGCTGGCGCCCTGCTTGCCGAACAGTTTCATCGCTTCGGCGCTCTTGCTGGGCCCGTCGGGCATTTTCGAGAACGTGTCGGCGACTTTCGGGAGCAGCTCGCTCATGGGAAGGATCTGCCCGTGCGCGTCGGTGAACCCGGTGCCGAGCAGCTGGGTCATGGCTGCGGCCTTCTTGCCGTTGTCGTTCGCCGTGTTCAGGTTCTTCGCGAACGTCTGCAGGCTTTTCTGCGACGTAGCCGCGCCGATGCCGACCTGCTGGAACGCGCCGCGCAATGCGCTGGCCTGCTCCACTGTCCCGCCGGTGATGCGCTGGTATCCTTTGATGCCGCTTGCGGCGGACTGGAAGCTGCTCATGCTGCTCTTGGCGAATCCGGCCACGGCGGTCGCGGCCCCGGCGGCGGCTGCGGTCGCCGCGCCTTTGAGCATGCCCCATTTGGACTGCTCGCCCTGCACTTTGCCGGTGAGCGACCCGATGGACTTCTCGGCTTTGGACGCGTCGGCCAGTATGTTGATGACGAAATCCTTGGAAGCCATGAGCTCACCTTCCTGCCTGTCGTTTCATGTCGCGGATCTGCTCGGCTTCCTGCGCTACGACGCGGTCGCAGGACACGGCCAGCGTCAGCCACACGTTCAACGGCAGGCTCCACACGTTGCTGTGGGTGATGCCCGGCCAGTGCTGCGCCTGGCAGATCACGAGGATCCGCGACCACACCTGGTCGCGGATCCACGGCTCGTCGTCGATCAGCCGCTGGAAGCCAACGTCACGTGACGCCCTTTCGGAACGGCGGAGATTGGTTCTTTTGGGACTGGCCCAGCCGTAGTGTCGTCAGCGGGCAGATCCTGCTCATCCGCCTGCAGCCGTTCCTGATACCATTCCAGGCTGTGGTCGCACAGCTTCTTCCAGTTCACCGCGATGCCATGCTTGTGCAGCGCGAACCAGAAGATCAGCGGCAATGCGAGCGCGTCCTGCTGTTCGATGCTGTCGATGTCGGCCATTTTCATGCCGGAGGCGATCTGGAATTCGGCGACGAGGCTGATGGGGCTGTCGCCCAGCGGGT